AATAATGGCTGGTATAAGTTATACAGATTTAGTTACACAAATTAGAAATTACACAGAAACAGATTCTAATGTTTTAACTACAGCTATCTTAGAAAATATAATTCTTAATGCACAATATAGAATTATGAGAGATGTTCCTATTGATGCGGATAGAGTTCAACAATCTGGTAATTTAGTTGTAGGTCAAGAAAGTATTAATTGTCCGGCTGGTGCGTTGTTTATAAGAGGTATACAAGTATATGATTCTACATCAGCTATAACTGGTCCTAATATTTGGTTAGAAAAAAAAGATGTTACATACCTTCAAGAGTATGTATCTTCAACAGCTTCTGATAAAAGAGGTCAACCAAAATATTACTCCATGTATGGAGGAGCTACGGGAAACACAGACACTACTTCAGGACGTATTTTTTTAGCCCCAGTTCCAGATCAAACTTATTCATTTAGAGTGCATTTTAATAAAATGGCAGCTACCTTAGAGTCAGGAAATACTACTAATTATATTAGTTTAAACTTTCCAAATGGGCTTTTATATTGTTGTTTATCTGAAGCTTATGGATTTTTAAAAGGTCCGATAGATATGTTGACACTATATGAAAATAAGTATAAACAAGAGGTACAGAAGTTTGCTAACGAGCAAGTTGGTAGAAGACGAAGAGATGACTACACTGATGGCGCTGTTCGTATACCAGTAAACTCAGCAAACCCGTAGGAGATTATTTATGGCAATAACATCGGCAATTTGTACAAGTTTTAAACAAGAAATTTTAGTTGGTACGCATAATTTTACTGCATCAAGCGGTAATACTTTTAAAATAGCTTTATATACAAGTGATGCATCTTTAGGTGCGGGCACAACTGCTTATTCAACTTCAAACGAAATTTCAAATACATCTGGATCTGCATACACTGCAGGTGGTGCAACATTAACAAGCGTTACACCAACAACTTCTGGAACAACTGCATTTTGTGATTTTGCTGATGTAAGTTATACTTCTGCATCTTTTACAGCAAACGGTGCTTTAATTTATAATGACTCACAATCTGACAAAGCTGTTGCAGTTATCGCTTTTGGTGGTGACAAAACAGTATCCAGTGGAACTTTTACAATTCAATTTCCAACAGCAGACGCAAGTAACGCAATCATTCGTATAGCGTAAGGAGGACCTCCTTATGGCATCAACCTGGGGTAATAACACTTGGGGATCTAATGAGTGGCAAGACGATGTAATAAGCGTATCACTTACTGCACCTGAATCAGCTTCTGCTTTAGGTACACCACAATCATTTAATGTAGAAGGTTGGGGCAGACAACAATGGGGTAACTCAGGTTGGGGCGTAGAATATTCTGTTAAACCAACTGGAATTTCTGCAACAACTTCCGTTGGTTCATTAACAGCCACTCAATTAATATTAGCAGATTTAACCGGTCAAGAAGCTACAATTAGTTTAGGTACAATAGGTATAAGTTCTTCTGTTACTTTATCAGGTCAATCTGCAACAGTTTCTTTAGGTGATTCTGTAGAATTTAACGAAACAGGTTGGGGTAGAATATCATGGGGTATTGCTGATTGGGGTGAAGGCGCAGATGAAACAGTATCTATCACAGGATTAGAATCAACCACTTCAATAGGAAGCATAACTCCAGCCTTTACATATTTATTAGAAGTAGGTCCTGCTTTTGTAATGACTGGACAAGTTGGTAGTGTAGGTCTTGGTTTAGGTATTAATGTTACCGGAGTAGAGTCAACGTTTGCAACACCTACAATGGGGTATGCTGGTACTTTAGTTGGTTGGGGTAGAGATGCTTGGGGAGATAACTCTTGGGGTGAATCTCCAAATCAAGTTGTAGGTTTAGTTGGTATTGCTACAACTGCAAGTGTTGGATCAATATCTCCAGCAGATGTGATTGGTTTAACTGGTCAAGAAGCTACAACAAATGTTGGATCAACAACAATTAGATTAGATTCAACTCCAGCAATTACAGGTCAAGAAGCAACTGTAAGTCAAGGCACGTTAGGTTTAGAATTTGGTCCAGCTTCAATATCAGGAGTGTCAGCTACATTTAATGTAGGCACGTTAGGTTTAGAATTTGGTCCTGCAGAAATAACAGGTATTGAAGCAACAGCAAGTTTAGGAACTTTAGAAATTGGACCAATAACTTTAGTTGATTTAACTGGTGTCGCTACAACCGCAAGTGTTGGATCTATATCTCCAGCAGATGTGGTTGGTATAACTGGTGTTGCAGCAACTTCAGCCGTAGGTTCTATTTCTCCAGCAAATGTAGTTGGTTTAAATTTAGATCAACTTACAGCAAGTTTAGGAAAACTTGGTATACAACGTTACGGAAATATTGACACTGGTTCAAATACATCGTATAGTGCACTTTCAACAGGATCGAATGATACTTATTCTAATGTTGCAACTGGATCAAATTCCAGTTATAGTGACGTAACAACAGGATCAAATGATACTTATTCTGATGTTGCAACTGGATCAAATACAAGTTATAGTGACGCTGCATAGGAGATAAAATTATGGCATCAACATATACACCTCTTGGTGTTGAACTAATGGCAACCGGTGAAAATGCCGGTACATGGGGTACAAAAACTAATACTAATTTAAATATTATAGAACAAATTTCTGGTGGTTACATAGCTAAATCAATAGCTGGTGGTGCACAAACTACAGCACTTTCAGTTTCTGATGGATCTACTGGTGCAGAACTTTCTCATAGAATGATAGAGTTTACTGGTACAATATCTGGTAATCAAATTGTAACTATTCCTCTTGATGTTCAAACTTTTTATTTTTTAAGAAATTCAACTTCAGGTTCACATACTGTACAATTTAAATATGCTTCTGGTTCAGGAGATAGTTTTACTTTTTCAGCAACAGACAAAGGAGACAAAATTGTTTTTGCAACAGCAAACGATGGAACAAATCCTGATATAGATACCTTAGCTATTGGAACGGGTATAACAGATGTTGTTGATGATACTTCTCCACAATTAGGTGGTAACTTAGACACTAATTCATTTAATATTATTATAGATGATGCTCATGGTATAACAGATGAAAACAGTAATGAACAACTTGTGTTTCAAACAACAGCATCAGCGGTAAATCAGTTTGATGTTACAAATGCTGCAACAGGTAATGCACCTAGTCTGTCAGCAACTGGTGGCGATACAAATATAGATTTTGCTATCCTTCCAAAAGGATCTGGTGAAATTAAAGTTGGTACGGGATCAGCAGATGCTACTGTAACTTCAAGTGGGGCTCACAATCTTGTATTAGATACTAATAGTGGAACTAACTCAGGTGTAATTACAATTGTAGATGGAGCAAATGGTAATATTACTATTACACCAAATGGGTCAGGAAACATTGTACTTGATGGTTTGACTTTTCCAAATGCAGATGGGTCAGCAAATCAAATATTACAAACAAATGGCTCTGGAACCCTAAGTTTCGCATCAAATACTGGTATTAACGCAGGAAAAGGTATTGTCTTTTCCATGGTTTTCGGATATTAAATTAAAAGGAGAATAAAAAATGGCAACACCAAATCTTGTAAATATCGCAACACTAACACCCAAGAATGCTATGGGTACTTTAGGTGACACTAACAGAACAACTATGATAGATGTTCCTGCAGAAACTGCAGTAAGAATTGATACAATATTATTAGCAAACATTGATGGAACTAACGCTGCTGATGTAACAGTAGAAATTAGTAATGACAATGGTTCAACTTATTATAAAATTGCAAGTACAATTTCCGTACCTGCAGATTCAACATTAGATTTAATTAGCAGACCTATATATTTGGATGAAACAGATTTAATTGCTGTAACAGCTGGCGCTGCCAGTGATATAGCTTTTCATGTTTCATACGTAGAAATGCTTGATTAATAACTTTTAAGGAGAATATAAATATGCCAAAAATTATAAAACCAGCAAAAGGAACTTTTACCGTAGCTTCAATTACTGTTGATTCAAGTGGTAGAATTGTTAGTGCTGCAAGTGGAAGTGCAGGCGGAGCATTAGACGTTATGAGATCTGCTCAAGATTCTGGTAATGGAACTTACACTGCAAACCCAGCTGCAAACAACGCAACGATTTATGCTTGCGGTGGCGGTGGTGGTGGAGGCCGGGGTGGCGACGTGTCGGGCCGAAGAGGTGGTCAAGGAGGATCCGGCGGTTACGGAGCTTTCTTTGTTCCTGTTTCAGGTGGAACTGATTATACTTTTGCAGTTGGAAGCCAAGGTAATGGAGCAGGAGGTAATAGTCCACAAAATGGTAATGCGGGTGGTGCTACTACAATACCAGGACTTTCAGTTACAGCAAACGGTGGTAACGGAGGTTCGAGAGGATATTTTATGGTAAACAACCCAGGTAACGCTGGATCAAGTCCAGGAGCAACAAATAGTATTCCTGGAGTAGCTCCATTCTTTACAGATTGTGGAGAAGGCGGTAACGGATCACCAAATCCGGGATCAACTGCAGGTAATCCTGGTACTCCTGGTTTTCTTGTAGTTTATGATAATATTGGAGAGTAATCATGGCAAAACATATTTTAAGAAATCCTGAAAATTTTTTGCAAAAAATTTGTGAAGACGATGCATCAAAAGATTTTTGGTTAGCGAATGGATGTCATAACTCTGTAGAAATATCTGATGCAGATGCTTTAGCTTTAGTTAGAGGACACAAAGGTTTTAGATTAAATGATGATGAAACTAATAAGGAAGCACACCCAGATAATTTAGATGAAACAATGGTTGATGGCACTAGGTTTGATAGTAAAACTGTAGATTTTACACAAGAAGAAATTCAAAAAAATTTAACTGATTTAATTAATCGTTTAGATAAAGCAATTTCTATTTGGAAAGATAATCCTCCTGCTATTTGGACAACAACTTTAAATACTTTAACATCAATTAATATCAGCTCACTTAGCTATCCAATAAATGGTTGTACATGGGTTGATTGTTTAGAAAAAAATGATATACATATTCCATCTTCTATGGAATTTTAATGAAAGAAAACATAATTGAATTTAAAGGACCTCCTATAATTTTTGGAGATAAAGACCTTCACCCAGATCCTGCATTATTGCACATACCAAAATGGTATAAAGATGTTCCTAATCCAGATTCTTATGTAAACAAAACTATTAAATCATGTAAACCATTTTTAGATTCTTTGTTAGCTGGTTACATATTAAAAAATACACATGATCAAATAATTAATTTTAATGTTTATCATGAAGAACACAAGAAAACAGGAACTTGGATAGAAGTTAAAGATGAAATTAAAAATTTTAAACATTATAATAATATAAATACGGGAGGAATAGGAAAAGATGCGGGAAATGAGTTTCATCCACTAAGTCAAATTGGGGGAATGACTTGTCCTTATGCTAAAAAAAATTTAGGATTTCCTATCTATAAATTATTAAACCCTTGGACAATTAGTTTACCTAAAGGATATAGTGTTCTTATACTTCCACCTATTAATAGACCAGATGATCGATTTGAAATACTATCGGGTATTGTAGATAATGGAGTAGATATGCCTACCAACTTTCCATGTGTATTTAAAAAACAAGGAACTTGGGTTTTAAAAAAAGGAACACCACTTGCTACCATTTTTCCTTTTAAAAGAGAAAAATGGAAATCAAAAATCTCAAAAAAAACAATTTTTGAACACGAATTAAATATATGGAAGTATGCAAGTATTTTTAAAAATTGGTATGAAAAACTTATTTGGAATAAAAAATCGTGGAAATAAAAGATTTAATTGGTGTTTACTCTAATTTTTTAACACCTCAACAAATATCTGCTTTTATTCGATCTTTTAAAGATAAAGAATTTACAGATGCAGAAGTTATATCAAAAAACGGTTCTTCTGGAATTGATAAAAATACAAGATTAGTTCAAAACTATGGTTTAAGATTTGATAAAACAATGACCGAGTGTCATTGGTTAAATTTTATTAGAAAAAAAATACATGATTATTTTTTAATTTATGTTGAGGATAAAAAAATATTTTTAACTTTATCTCGAATGCAAGAACTTACTTTATTAAAATATGGTCCAGGAGGTTTTTATAAACCACATATTGATCACAAATTAAATGTAAATAATTTAGCAACAGCTAGAGAAATATCTGTAATTATATTTTTAAATAATGATTACAAAGGTGGACATTTGCATTTTTTTGACACAAACCATAAAGAAGTTATTTTAGATATAGAACCAGAACCAGGTAAACTTGTTATGTGGCCGAGTAATTTTTTATTTCCTCATGCAGCAACAAAAGTAGAAGAAGGGACTAGATTTGTATTGGTATCATGGCTAGTTTAAAAAATCATACATATATTAAAGATCTTTTATCTACAGATGAAATAAATCTTTTATGGCGCTATGGAGAAAACGTTCACAGAAGTTTTGATGATTTAAATTCAAATAAAGACCATGATGACAAACAAACTTCTTTAGGTGAAACATGTAAATATGGTGATCCTTTAATGGATGGAATATTAACATTAAAAAAAGAAAAAATTGAAAAAGAATTGGGTAAAGAATTATTGCCAACTTATACATTTTGGAGAATGTATAATCAATATTCAGTATTAGAAAAACATACCGATAGAGAGGCATGTGAATACACAGTTAGCATTACTATAAAACAAGATATGGAATGGCCTTTATTTATTGGTAAAAATAAAATTTACATAGAGTCGGGAGATGGTGTTTTGTATCAAGGCACTAAAATTGAACATTGGCGAGAAGAATATCAAGGAGATTATGCCATGCAGTTATTCTTGCATTATGTTTTAAAAGATGGTAAGTATTCAAAAGAAGCGTTGGATAGACGCCAATCATTAGGAGTTAGAAAGTGAAATTTATATACGATAAAAAAGGTTTTGAAATAGTATTTGACGATACCGAAAAAAAAATTGTCAATGAAATAGGCAAAATTTATTTAGATTATGAAAATGCAAAACATTTTGTAAATCATTTATCTCATGTGGTTACAGAAACGCATAAACAATGTTTTAATTCTCAAAGTGAAGATATTAAAAATCAAATGACTTTTGAAAAAACGGAAGTAAAAACAAAATAAATGGAAACATTTCCTGTTGGAGTTCCAGTTTTTAAATCAAAAATTAATAAACACGATGAGTTAAAAAAAATAGTTTTAAATGCTATGGATAAATCACCAGATGGTTATTTAAAAGATTTTGACACTAAGGATGATTTTATTCATAAACTTGATTACGATAACTCAGCAGATTTTAATAGACCTTGGGTTAAAATTATTGGTAAGTTTATTCAAGAAGAATTAAACAATATGGTTCAATCAATTGGATATGGTCGTGCTTTAATTCATAATTTATGGTATCAGTCTTATAATCAAGAGGGAAGACATGGTTGGCATACTCATGGTTCAAATTATACAGGAGTATATTATTTAAATTTTAAAAAAAATAAACATCCTAAAACAGACATAAAGCTTCCTTTAATAAAACAAGAACAGTTTTCAATGGATGTTGAAGAGGGAGATATTGTTGCGTTTCCATCTTTTTTTAAACATAGAGCACCAAAAAATAATTATCATTTAACTAAAACTATTATATCTTTTAACTTTGATTTAACAGACGGGTAATTATGGAAATTAAAAAACATTTTAATAAAAAAGTTTTACAAGAATATTTTTTTATAGAAGGCATGATAGATATAGATTGTGATTATTTTATTAAAAAAATAAAAGAAGGTGTTAAGGAACAAGACTCTTTAAATTATAGAACTAATATTAATGGAAAAATGACTTCTTTTAATTGTTTTAATGAAGACAAAAATTTAATAGAAATAATACAAAAATTTAATAATTACGTTGATGATAATCATGACTTTCAAAAATACTTTTTATTAGACTCATGGGGTTTTTGTGTTGGTAAAAATGAAGATACTAAATTTCATAGTCATAGTAGATGTCTTTGGTCTGGTGTTATATATTTAAATGATAGTAATCAAACTTTAGATTTTCCAGAGATAGATATTAAAGTAAAACCAGAGAAAGGAAAGTTTGCTTTATTTTCTTCTTTTCTAGAACATGGATGTAAAAAAAATTTAACAGATACTTTAAAATGGGGACTTAGTTTTAACAATCAAGAAAAAAATTCTTGGTAGTTTATGATTAATATTATAAATAATTTTTATAAACCATCTGAGTTAGGATTAATGACTCTTTGTTTTTTAAACAATACTTTTTCTGCTACTCATCAATCAAAAGAATATCAATTTAATGATAGACTACAAGCTTATCCCTGTTATGAAACAGAAGAAATGCAAGAAAGTAAAGACCTATTATCTCCATATCAAATATTTAAAAACACTTTTGAATCTAAAACAAATATAAAAATATTAAAACTACAAACTTTTCTTAGAAAAACTAAACTTGAAGAATTAAAAAATTCTGCTGTTTGGAAAAAAGATAGACCGCACATGGATAGTATTAAATATGATTTAGCTGGATTAGTTTATTTTAATTCTAATTGTTTAAAAGATGGAACTAACCTTTATAATAACATGACAGATTTTGAACCAACAGCTGTTGTTGGATCTAAAGTTAATCGATGTGTTTTTTATTCGACTCAACAACCACACAGTCCGACTATAGATCAAACGGTAGAGGAAAGATGGGTGCAACCTTTTTTTCTAGTTTATAAAAAAGAAACATTAGAAAAACTATAATGTATTTTGTATTTGTAGAGTTTGTTGAAACAGAAAAGTTTCAGTTTTTAAAAATTCAAAAAAATGGATCTTCAAGTATTTGTCAACTTATAGAAAATTCTATGGAGTTTAAATATGTTAATACTAAGAATTTAAATAAAGTTAGGTGGACTGTAATAAGAGATCCATATGAAAGATTTGTTAGTGGTTTACATTATGATTTAACAAGACAAAAATTAAATTTAAAAGATATAAATATAGATCAAGCTTTTGTTAGCAACTATTTAAATCCTATGAATGGTTTAAAAGGAAACATGAACCACGCAACATCACAAGTACCTTTTTTAATTAACACTGACATAAACTATTACATTGATATAAATGATTTAGATATATTTTTAAAAATGCATTTTAATCAAACTTTAAATATTAATAAAACAGAGGGTAAATTAACATTAGATAAACAGGAGATAATGAAACATCTAGTTGTAGATTATCAAGTTTATAATCAAATACAAAATTCACCTTATCTTTGGAAATGGCAACAAGGAAGGATATTTTAATGAAACAAGATTATGTAATAAAAGATAATTTTTTGCCAAAAGAGTATTATGAAAAGATTAAAAACTTTTTAAATCATCAGTATGATATACCATGGTATTGGAGTGAGAAAGATACAAATGAAAGTAAAAATAAAAATGGTTATTTTACCTTTTCTTTTTATGATCATCACAAACCAGGGCATCCTGCTTTTAATCTTTTAACAAATCTTTTACAAGAATTAGAATGTAAGGCGCCAATAGAAATTAGAGCAAACTTATCATTTAGAGATATAGATTGTATTGAATCAAATTTTCATACGGATTTTGATTACCCAAACAGTAAAACAGCAATAGTTTATTTTACGTCTTGTAATGCTAAAACTATTCTAAAAATAGATAAAGATGAGATAGTCTGTGACTCTATTGAAAACAGGGTTTTAATATTTGACTCAAAGATCCAGCATAAAGTGATATATCAAACAGATGTTCATAAAAGACACATCTTAAATATTAACTTTTTTTGAGGTTGATTATAGCTTTTAAAGGCTGTAAATCTGTGATATTAGCTATTTAATATATAATGAGGTTATATGCTACAAAAAATAGGGTTTCAACCTGGCATCAATAAACAAGTAACACCAACAACCGCAGAAGGTCAATGGATCGATTGCGATAATGTTCGTTTTAGATATGGTTCTCCAGAAAAAATAGGTGGCTGGAAACAGTTGGGTGAAAGTAGTTTAACTGGAGCCGGAAGAGGATTACATCACTTTGTAAATAGTTTAGGTCGAAAGTATGCAATTATCGGCACAAACAGAATTTTGTATGCATATTCAGGTGGTGTATATTATGATATTCATCCAATTAAATCTACAACTACTCTTACAAACGCATTTAGTACAACAAATGGCTCTGCTATTGTAACTATAACTTTTAGCACAGACCATAACATTCAAGAAAATGATATTATTCTTTTAGATAATTTTACAGCAATAACTAACTCTAATTTTTCAGCATCCGATTTTGATGATAAAAAATTTATGGTGACAAGTGTACCAACATCTACAACTATTACGATTACAATGCCATCAAATGAATCTGGTTCTGGTGCAACAACATCGGGTGGTATTAGAGTACAACATTATTATACTGTAGGTCCAGCGGTGCAAGCAAAAGGTTTTGGTTGGTCTTTAGGTACTTGGGGTGGAGAAGAAGTTGGGGCTTTTACTACAACTTTAAATGGTGCTATAAATGATTCAGCAACAACAGGTATTAATTTAACAGATCCATCACAGTTTCCAGACTCTGGTACAAATTTTATTTTAATTGGTACAGAAGAAATATCTTATACAGGTATTAGTGCATCAAATGAATTGACAGGTGTTACAAGAGGAGCGAGAGGTACAACAGCAGCATCTCATAGTGATGGTGCAACTATTACGAATACAAGTAGTTATGTTGCATGGGGAGAAGCAGCTTCTGGTGATTTAGTATTAGAACCAGGTATGTGGTCTCTTGATAATTTTGGTGATAAAGCTATTTGTTTAATTCATGATAGTGCTGTATTTGAATGGGATTCTTCAGCGTCTGGTGCAGAAAATACCAGAGCAACTATTATATCTGGTGCACCAACAGCATCAAGACATATGTTAGTATCTACACCGGATAGACACTTAGTATTCTTTGGAACAGAAACAACTATTGGAGATACATCAACACAAGATAATATGTTTGTAAGATTTTCAGATCAAGAAGACATAAATACATACGTGCCTACAGCAACTAATACAGCTGGTACACAGAGACTGGCCGATGGATCACAGATCAGAGGAGCAATTAGAGGTCGTGATGCAATCTATGTTTGGACTGATACAGCATTGTTCACTCAACGTTTTGTTGGTCAACCGTTTACTTTTGCGTTTGCACAAGTTGGAACTAACTGTGGACTTGTAGGACAGAATGCATGTGTAGAAGTTGATGGTGCTGCGTATTGGATGTCAGAAAACGGTTTCTTTAGATACGCTGGTAAATTAGAATCACTACCATGTTTAGTAGAAGATTTTGTTTACGATAATATAAATTTAGAATCAGGTAACGAAATGGTTTCAGCAGGGTTAAATAATTTGTTTGGTGAAGTTATGTGGTTTTATCCAACAACAGGGTCATCAGTAGTTAACAGACAAGTTACATATAATTATTTTGATTCATCACCACAAAGACCTGTATGGACCGTTGGATCTTTAGCTAGAACTATGTGGGAAGATTCTGCAGTATTTGGTAGTCCACATGCTACGTCATATGAAGCAGGAACAGATACATCATTTGATGTTGTTGGTAACACAGAAGGTACAACAATATATTATCAACACGAAACAGGAACAGATCAAGTAAAAGGTGGAACTGTTACAACTATTACATCTAATATATCTTCAGGAGATTTTGATATTACACAACAAAGATCGTCTCAAGGAACACAGACAGGTGTTGCAACATTTAGAGGAGATGGTGAGTTTTTAATGAAGATAAGAAGATTTATACCTGATTTTATATCGCAAACAGGTAATACACAAGTAACATTTTTATTAAGAGATTTTCCAAATGATACACAAGCTAGTTCTGCTTTGGGTCCATTTACAGTTTCATCATCTACCAAAAAAGTAGATACACGTGCAAGAGCTAGAGCTGTTGCATTAAAAATAGCAAACACAGCATCTAGTCAAAGTTGGAAATTAGGCACTTTTAGATTAGATATACAACCAGATGGACGTAGATAATGGCAAAAATTGTACAGGTAATAACTAGACCATCAAACGAATATGATATACAGACTGCAGAAGCTCAAGTAAGAGATCTTGATGCAATTGTAGAAAAATTAAACTCAACGTTTCAAGAAGAATTAAAAGATGAAATTGAAGCGTTTAACTTTTTTTTAAATTAATGGCTAATCAATATAAATTTGTAGGTACAGATAACAGCACATCAGGAAGTGCGATAAATCCTTTTGGTACAGGTAATCCTTTGGTGAGTGAAACATATGTTATTAAATCTATATTAGTTACATCGGCTGGCACACCAACAGTCACAGTTACAAATAATAGTATTACAGCTATAAAATCAGCAGCTTTGACTGCTAATGTAACAACAGAATTACTTACTCAACCTTTGGTGGTTGAAGGTGGTAATACCCTAACTGTACTATCAAGCAGCTCGGATTCGTTTGATGTAGCAGTTAGCTATTTAAACATTAAGAAGGAGATAACGACATAATGATAGAACTACAACCAGATAAAATTATAGAAAAAATTACAAATAAAAAAACAGGGGAGAGATATAAAAACGATAAAGAGTGGAAAGACAAAGGAATATTACCAGAAGACATACAAAAAGATGTAACTGTTCTTATGCCTAGTCTTGATTTATTTGGAAAAACAAAATAGAATAGATAAATGGCCATAACTAGAACTCAAATTGCAAAACAATTACTAGAACAAGGAGGACGTGTAGGTCTTCGATTTGGATCTGAAGGATATCAGGGTGGAGCTACAAATCAAGGTGGCGCTGGACCAGGACCAGGACCGGGACCGGGACCAGGACCCGGTGAAGGTAATAGAGAACGAGGTATGGAATTATCTATAAAAGACGCACAAAGAAGATCTGATTTAAAAGCCATAACTAATAGAATACGTGACGAAAAAATAGAAGAAAAACTAGAACCATTTAGAGACTTAGGAGGTGGCACAAGAAAAATTACTAATCTCTTATCTAAAATTTCACCTTTTGGAAAGTTTACATCAAAATATTTGTCTACGTTTGGTCCATTAAATACTAAAGATTTTTTTCTAGAAAATTATTTAAGTTCAAAAAATGCTCCCATGACTAAAGAAGAATTTGCTATGTTATCAGAAGAAGATAAAGAAAAAGAATTTGGTGAATATATGACAGGTAGAACGACAGGTAAAACAGATGCTTATGGTAATCTAATTGGTGATAGAGACGGAGAAGGTATAAATCAAATATTACCTGTAGATACAACATTTGCTCAAGCATCAGGCACCACGGAACCAGAAGTACAAGAAGAGGATGATGAAATTATTAATTACAGACTTATGAGCAAAGGTGGTAGAGCAGCGTTTGGAGGAGGATCTGATATGGGACAAGTTGCTGACTCTAAAGGTAATGTTGGTCCAGGTACAGGTGGCTATCAAGGAGGTGAATTAGGTGGAATGGGAAATATTAATGGTGGCGGAGACGGACCTACAAATGTTGGTGGTGATAATTTTCCTGAAGTAAGTCCTGTTTTTAATAACCTTAATGAAATTGATAAGATTGAAAGAGAAAAAAAATTAGATGCTTTTATAGCTGCAAATAACATATTAGGAAATATAACAGATGACGATGAAGATGAAGATGAAAAAAGTTTACAAGAAAAATTAGCTGGTGGAATTACAAACCAACCTGAGTTTCAATCTAAAATAGATAATACTGTTTCTGGAATTATGGCTAATCCTGATCTTGCTGCTCTTGGTACAATAACACAAGGTAAAGCAGATGGTGGACGTATTGGTTTAATGGGTGGAGGCATGCCTTACGAAGGTGGGATCATGGACCTTGAATCAGCAAGACAGATGTATGGTCTCGGTAAACTTGTTAAAAAAGTTACAAGATCAGTTAAGAAGATAGCTAAGTCACCAATAGGTAAAGCTGCATTGTTATATGCAGGTGGTAGTTATTTATCTGGTATGGGAGCATTTGGTAATTTAAAAGGAGCAGGTTTTTTAAAATCACCTGCATTAAGTAAATTTTTAACAAATAAAGCTACTTTAGGTATAGGTATACCAGCAATAGCATCCTATTTCATGACACCTGAAGAAGAAAAAGAAAAAAAACTATACGCAGGAGCAGATATAGATGATGTTGATACTATTATAAATAATCCATATGAGTATACAAATCCAAGATTAATGGCTGAAGGTGGGTCTACAGAAGAAAAAGAACCAGTAGCTAAAAAGGTTATGCCGTTACTAGATATGGATGGCAAAGAAAAAGATTACAGAGAGACAGGTGGTTTTGTCGACATGGGTAGAATGGAAAAAGCCGACGATGTCCCTGCAAGATTGTCTAAGAATGAGTTTGTATTTACAGCTGATGCTGTTAGAAATGCAGG